AAACAAGTCCGTGTCCAGTTCTCGGAAGAGTTTTTAGAGTTTTTTTTGGGGGTGGTTGAAGAGAAGGGAGTGTGGATAAGTAAGGAGCAAATGTATAATGATTTTTTAAATATGACTGGTTTTGAGAAGAAAGAATACTCGATGAAACGGTTTTCAAAGGCGATTGATGAATCGTGTACTATTTTAAAAATCGTGTACCAAAGTACGCGTTCAAAGGCTCATAATAATAAAAAATGTATAAAGTTCGTAGAGACAGAAGAGTTGTTTTAAAAGTGGCTAGTAGTTTTGCCATTTTGGGTACACGATTTTGGGCTTGGGTACACGATTGGTACACGATTAGTACACGATTAAAACGTTGATTATCAATGCCGGTACACGATGTACACGATTTTTCTATGTTTTTTCTATGCCCTCCTTTTTTTTGGGCAAAAAATATAGGTGTGGGTGGAGTAAGGAAAATCGTGAAAATCGTGTTATCGTGTACCTAGCAATTTTTTAAAATTGCTTTGTATAGGATATAGACCAATTAGTGTTAAAGGTTTTTTGTTAGGTTTTTATTGATAGTTGTCAACAATATTAAATTTTATAATATGATTAGTTTGTCGAATGTTTTGGATTCAGTAGTTGAGATAACTGGTGTACCATCTTACCAGGTGATTGGTAAGAGTAGAATGAAAGAAATTGCAATGGCAAGGCATTTGTTTTGTTATATGGCTCGTTTGCATACCAATGCTTCACTTTTGGCTATTGGAGAGTTTTTGTCGGGTAGGGACCACGCAACAGTGATGAACTCAGTCAAAGTTGCTAATGATATGATCGACACCGATTATGGGTTTTTTGTCGAGATCGTGAATTTGTGTTCTAATCATATTACAAAGAATTGGAAACAAGATTTCACTTTCAGCGTTACCATACCTTACGGAGTTGAGTTTACAAAAGTAAAGCAAGCTCTGGAGGTTTTTGGGGTTACTATTGCATAGGGTTTTTGGCTCAGTTCACTTCGTTCACTGAGGTTTTTGGCGGTAGGGGTTTTTTGGCACCTATCACAAAATGGGGGTCTATACCTAATTACACCTAAGTAGGTGCAAATAGGTATGACATACCTTTGCAACATATTGCAAAAATATATCAATTAATTTAAACGCTATTTTCAGCCGTTTTACGGGCTTTTATTTTGTGGTTGATAGTTATGTATCATTTTAGTGTTTTAATGGCTTAAAATGGTTTAAAATAGGCTTTAATTACTTTGCTAGATAATTATTGTAGTAATTTTTGCCTAATTTAACGCAATACCTGACAACCTTAATATTTTCGCCATAATAAGCCGCCATAAGTTTGTAATTGCTGTTGAATTGGTTGACAAACTGAAAATAAATTTCAGTCATTAAAAGATCCTTGAATTGTTTATTCATTATTGTATTTTAAATTGGTGATCCTTGCCAGTAATGAACTGGCTTCGCTACATTGCTAAGGATCAAAAAAAATACCCTAATTAGATAGGGTATTGAACTGCTATTTTTTATCAAAAATTTCAGTAATTAATTCAAGCATAGTTTTGTCTTTTTTCATGGCTTTAATGTAGTAATGATTAAATGACTTTTGATCCAATCCTTTGAAACATTTTTTTCAATTAGCTTTTTTTCAATTGCCGTTTTTAGATCCTTAATTTCAATCGGTTTCTTTTCTTGCTTTTTCATGTGTTTAATGTTTAATTTATTACAAAGTTTGAATTTTGCTTTTTTGCCTTACCTTTAGCCACTAACCCTACAATACAATTTTTTGGATCATTAATTCTAAGGTCGCTAAGGTCACCATTTATAACGGTTAATCCTTTGTAGGTTGCTGGTAATTCGTTACGGAAAACGACTGCAATGTTAACGCCCAATTGTATAGCCTGGTCAACTGTTGAATCGTTACACTCTGAGCGGGAAAAAGTTAAATGATAGCGTGAACCTTTATACTTTTTTACGTGATTGATATTTTTGGTATAATCGTAAAAAATAAGGTCAGAGTAAAATTCATCTAAAAAATTTATCCCAGTATACCTAAGCAATAAGCCTAAGTGGTCGATGTCGCTTGTTCCATTTAAACGTATGGCAATGCTTTTATTTTGCTTAATTGCCTGGTCGTGGATCTTTAACAATTCATTGCCCAATTGAAAATAAAACTGTTCACGGCTATCTCTGAAAAACTCAGTCTTTTTAATTCGAGATAATTGGACGTTTGAGAATACTCCGCGTCCCGAAGTGTTCAAGCATAGTGCAACGCACTCTGGTGACGCGAAAGGACACATATTAACGCCGTCGACCATATTTGCGGGTGCAAGGTACATAATAAAGGTAGTTAGTTCATTTTTGGACGTTTTGGCGTTAGTTGATCCTTTGGACAATAAGTTGGCAATTTTAGTTTTGTTGCGTCCTGAACTTGCTAATGTAGTAAAGTTTTGTTTCATTGTAGTGTAGTTTTAGTATGTATTATAATTGTTCAACAATATTGATAATTTTAAGTGCAATGATTATAACAGTAAAAAATAAAATTAAGGTTAGTGTACTTTTGCGAATTTTCATTAGTAGTTTATTTTAATTGTTTTTTTTGATGGTACTTCGCGGGCTTGCAATTGGTAACCTTTGTGATCCTTTGTAAATTCAATGAACTTTTGTAGCTCGAATTCATTTAACAAACTTGCATAAATTAAATTGTTAACCTGGTAACCTTGGTTAACGTCGATAGCCTTGAATTGCCTTTGGTTGTCAAACTTTGCATAAATTCGGTAGTAAGTGTTCATTTTTATATTTTTTTAAGTTGATTAAATAAGCCCCCACTGTGAGAGGTTAAATAAAATAATTGCAGTGTAAAAAACGATTGAGATGATAGTTGCCTTTTTCATTGTAGTGTAGTTTAATTGTTTAATAATTGTGATTCAATAGATTTAATTGTTTCATCTGTTGCTCCCGTGATGATAGCAATAAAATGAGCGTTAGCGTTAATCAATTCGAGTTCAGCAGTGTTGCAGATGGTTTGAAGTAGTTGTGTGTTCATTGTGTTTTGTTTTTGTTTGTTTATTAATTAATTAATTATTTTAACGTCAATAACTTTTCCAAAAGTATTCGGATAGTTAAATTCCCATATTTGTTGAGCCCATATGTAAACTATACTAGGGTTGAATTGCTTTACTTCATTGTAAACCTTTGTCTTTTGTTCATCTAATTGAACAGTCATTGTTGACGGGATAGATATAACAGAAATTGAACCGTTAACAATGTTGTGCGAAATTGTGATAACAATTGATAAATTTTTCATATATGTGCTTTTTGTTGTTTGCGTTTGTGAATTCAAATATACTAACATAAAACGTTATAATCCAAATATTGTTTATACTTTTTTTATATATTTCTTTAAATAATCTCTAATTAGTTAGTTTTCAACATAGTATTGATAAGTATATTATAGATTTATTTTGGTTTATTGCTAATTTTATGGTAATTGATGAATAAAAAGGGCTTTTATATATCTAAGCAGCGTAAAGGTGAACTAGTGTTAAATGTGTTCGCGGATGACTTTTGCGAATACCTGGAACAATGCACAAAGGTAAATGGTTGGGTGAAATTTAGGATCTATGAAAGGGAAAAGGCGGCTTCGAACGGGCTTACCCATAATATGGAGCTGATAGAATATAGGGAAGAAGTAAAAGAAAAGTTATAACACTTAATGAATAGTCAAACCGATATCATACAAGAAGAAGACAAGAAGAAAGGCAGAGGCGGTTTCCGTCCAGGCTCAGGTCGTCCTAGAAGGATGGATGAAGCTGAGATAATAAAGAAGCTCGAACCGATGGCTGCAACTGCCTTTAAGGTATTGGAGTCTAAGATTAAGGATGGCGACATGAACGCAATTAAACTATACATGCAATACTTCCTGGGCTTACCTACTCAGAAAATAGAGAACAAGATCGAAGGTCAACTCAATCAGGTATCAGTCGAGGTAGTGCGCCCTGAGTTAGTAAAGGAAGAAGTAATATGTAACTAACTGAGTGTTAACGGGTTAGAGCCCTACTTAACATAACATACCTTATAAGGGAAAAGGGTTTTTTTTGGGGGCATATACGATGGGGGGGACTTAAAGAAAAAAGGATTTGACCGAGGCGGGGTAAAGCGAGCAGTTTGATAGCACCCAAATGAGTATCTAACTTTTGATAATAAAGCTATAACTTGACAAACTACTGATAAAAGTAAAGCTATACGATGACCCCTATTTATACCATACTTTTCAAACTCAAAACACAATACTAAATTTTAATTTTTCTCTGAAATGAACGCTAAACTCCAAACTAACAAGGTATACGAAATACTTTCAGACTCAAAGAAGAGAATCACTGTAATGCAAGGGGGTTCTCGTTCTGGAAAAACTTACAATATTCTGATTTGGTTCATTGTTAAATTGTTACAAGAGAATGGCAAGACCTTAACAATAGTCCGACAATCGCTTCCGAGCATTAAGGGTACGGTGTTAAGGGATTTTATAGATATACTTTCCCGTCTTGGTATTTATAGTGAGGACAATCACAACAAGACGGACCAGATTTATTCTTTGAATGGAAATATAGTGGAGTTTGTATCGGCTGATCAACCTCAGAAGATTCGTGGTCGTGCAAGAACGTATTTGTTCTGCAATGAGGCTAACGAATTGACATATGAGGCTTGGATGCAGTTGATAATGCGTACTGAGGGTAAGATAGTGATTGACTATAACCCTTCTGACTTATCATCTTGGATTTATGATTCAGTAATTCCTCGTGATGATGCAGACTTTCATATTACTACTTTCCGTGATAACCCATTTCTTCCAAATGAGTTAGTCTTGGAGTTAGAGAGGCTGAAAGATGCCGACCCTAACTATTGGACTATCTACGGATTAGGTGAGAGAGGATTGTCACAAGACTTGATATACTCACACTGGAAAACAACTGAGCAGATGCCAGAGGATGGAGAGGTGGTGTACGGATTGGACTTTGGGTTTAATGTGCCTACGGCTCTTGTAAAGGTTGTGTTCCACGAAGATGCTGCGTATTGTCAAGAGTTGATATATGAGCCGAAGATGACAACTGATGATGTGATAGACAGACTAAAGACATTAGGCATAGAAAAGTGGGATGATTTGTATTGTGATGCTGCCGAGCCGAAAACAATAGAGAGTATAGTGAGGGGAGGATTCAATGCCAAACCAGCTAACAAAGATGTGACGGAGGGAATAAAGACTGTAAAAGCAACTCCATTGTATATTCACCAAGATAGTGTAAATTTGTTAAAAGAAATAAAAAACTATCGTTGGAAAACTGACCGTAATGGAAACAAACTTGATGCTCCCGTGAAGTTTAATGACCATATTCTTGATGCACTTAGATACGGCATATTTAGTAAATTAACTATCCCAAGTGTTACTTGGGGTGCAATATAAAAATAGATGGGTTTATTAGACATATTCAAGAAAAAGGGTTTAGACCCGAATCAGAATGTAACAACAAATATTAGGGGCATCAACGGAGCGTTGTTACAAGAGTATGAGAATGGTAAGTATGTTTACGAAGGATATTTAGGTAATGCAGATGTGTATAGCATTGTGTCATTCCTTGCACGCAAAGCTGCATCTATTCCGTGGTACGTTTACAAAACAAATAATACAGAGAAGGGTAGGACATCACTAATGCGCTACAAGCAATTAACAAAAGGCTTGGGGAATCAAGGTGCGTTTGAGAGAGCGGTGATAGAGAGGAAGAACGCATATAGTGAGAATATTGTGATGAACTCTGCATTAGCTAGATTATTAGAAAGACCGAATGAATATCAAGCACAAGACCAATTCCTCGAAAACTTATTTGGTTATAGATTTTTGTCAGGAGAAGGTAATATTTACGGCAATGATGGAAAGATGGGGGGAAAGTTCGCTGAACTTAACGTGCTTCCAACCCATTTCTTGGACATCTACCCCGACCCTAACGACCTCTACGGACTCGTTGGTTATAGACTTATGGTTGACAGAGGAATAGATATTCCGAAGGACCAAGTATGTGCTTGGAAAACTTGGAACCCAGACTTTGATGCAACAACAAGAACACACTTGCGTGGGTTGTCACCATTACGTGCTGCATACAAAACACTTCGTATGAGCAACAATGCTGCTGATGCAAGTGCGATGATGGCTGCGAATGGTGGAGCAAAGGGTGCAATTACTCCGAAGCCACTCGGAACGGTGGTGCCATCATTTACAATAGAGCAAGCAAACATCATTAAAAGAGCAGTCAACGAGGACATCAACACTGTTGACAATAAAGGCAAGGTTGCAGTGCTGCAAACACCTTGGGACTATTTAAACTTTGGGTTGTCATCAGTAGATATGGAGCTAGTTAAAACAATGCAGATGAGCCTTCATCAGTGGTGTAGGGTGTTTGGAATGCCAGCGGTGTTATTTGATGTTGATACGTCATCATACAACAACTACCAAAATGCAATGCGTGACCTAATCACTAACACAATTATGCCAATGTGCTGCTCACTCAGAGATGAGTTGAACAAATGGTTGGTACCAAGATTTGGTGAGGATGTGTTCATTGACTTTGATATAACTGCACTACCAGAGATGCAGCAAGATATGGAGAGGATGGTACGGTCTCTTCGTGATGCTAACTGGCTAACGATGGATGAGAAGAGAGTAGCTATGAACTATTCTAAGAAAGAGGGTGCGTGGGATATGAGTTATATCAATCAGGGGCTTGTGCCAATCACTCAAGTAATGATGGACCTAAGCATAGCAGATGATAATAGCAACGACAACAGACAAAGAGATATGGGCGATCGTGATGAAGAGATTTCCGAAGATCCCTACGGAAATGACGTGCCTAACGGAGAGGACTATGAGGATGCAAGTGAGGATGTCGTATAAAATAAAACTTATCAATGAACGCAACGCAGCGAGGGACATATTGGCTGAAGGTGGAGAGGCTGCGAAGGACTCTTGATAAGAAATATAGTTCTTTGTTTTTTGGTGTATTAAAAAGTGAGCTAGAGAACTTTGCAAGAAGTGTAAGAAGAGATGGTGCGAGTGCTGCGGTGAGTGGGCTTGGTGCAGTTGCTTGGGATGATAGGATAATGCCTATTATGAGGCAGATGTACCGAGAAGTAGCTACTATATTCGGCAACGCAACATTTAGAGCAGTGAGTGTCGATAGCAAGAAGGCTGCTAACCCATTTGGTATAAATGATGAGTTACTCGATGAGATAACATCATTTCTAATACAATGGGGGTTTTTACTTGCATCACTAATGACTAAGACAACCAAAGATAGGTTGATAGTGATAGTGAACGATGCGATGGCACAAGGCTTGAGCAATGAGGAGATAGCAAAGTTAATACTTAGCGACCCACAGATACAATATGCAAGGTATAGGAGCGTGATGATAGCAAGAACTGAGGTGATGAGAGCAAGCAACTATGCAGCATTAAAAGGTGCAGAGAAGTTGCCATTCCAAGTTGACAAGATTTGGATAAGCACAAGAGATGCGAGGACAAGGCGCATACCTAAAGACTTCTTTGACCATTGGAATATGGATGGGCAGATTGTAGGTTACAACGAGCCATTCATTAGTGCGGATAAGGTTGGGAGACCTATTGTGGTGGATGCACCTGGTGACCCAACTGCACCAAAAGGATTTACAATTAATTGCAGATGCGCAGTAGGATTCATTCCGAAGCGAGATGCAAACGGACAACTAATAATGAAATGATATGCCAGTTTACGAATGTTCAAATGGAAAATATAGAATAGGCGATGGTGAATGTATTTACACTTCAAGGGACAATGCCAACGCGGCTTATAGGGCTTATTTGGCAGAGGAGGGACAGAAGGAAGAGGAATCTAAAAACGATAATACAAAGAGCAAAAATATGATATACAATTACAAGTCTTTTGGTCTTGAGGTCAAAGATGTTGATGCGAAAAGTGGGGTAGTAAGTGGTTACTTCTCTGCATTTGGTATGGTGGATAGCGATGGCGATATTATGATGCCAGGAGCATTTAAAAGGTCCATCCAAGATTGGGGTGTAGATGGTAAGCAAAGGATTAAGCACTTACTAAACCACGACCCATCTAAACCTTTGGGTAAATTAATGAGTCTAAAGGAAGATAGCTATGGACTCTATTACGAGTCGAAAATAGGCACTCACCAACTTGGTAAGGACTTTATCAAGATGGTTGAGAGTGGACTCATTGGTGAGCATTCTATTGGCTTTAGAACACTAAGAGAGCAAAAGAGTGGTGAGGCTAATGAGATTCACGAGGTGATGCTATTCGAAGGCTCAAGTTTGACGGCTTGGGGTGCAAATGAGAACACACCATTATTAGGATTGAAAAATATGGGTAACGTAGAACAAGTTAAGGATCAAATCAAAGCATTCGAGAAGTTTATCCGTGATAGTGATGTCACTGATGAGACAATCGATTTGTGTTTAATTAAAGTAAAACAACTCGCACAAGCAATAGAGATGATGAGTAGCACTGCTCCAGTCATTGCGACAGAGCCGCAGCAAAAAGAAGCTGAATTGCCAGTGGGTTCATTTATATCAATAATCAATAAAATCTAAAAAATGAGCGATTTAAAAGCATTCGAATCTGCCCTCGAATCAAAATTGGCAGAACAAAAAGCTGAGGTTGCACAAGTAACCGAGAAGGCTGCAAAGGCATTTGACTCTAAAGTAGAGCAAATCAACGAGCAAATGGAGAAGTCTAACAAGACTCTTGCTGAAGCATTGAACGAAGTGAAAGACGCTAAGGCTGCTTTCGGTAAGTTGAGCGCAAAGGCTGAGCAAAAAGTTGCTACTTCTTATGCTGAGCACGTTAACAACATCAAAGCTGAGATTGGTTCTGCAATCGAGAAAGGTTGGAACGAAATTAAATCTGCTGCTCGTGGTAATGGTAAAGGCTTCTCTGCTGACATCGATTTGAAAGCAGTTGGTGTAATGACCATTGCTAACAACTTGACTGGTTCTGTTTACACTTCTTATGTAGACAACCCAGCATTGCGTTCTTTCGTTAACCCACACCTTAGAAGTGTGTTCAACATCATCCCAGTATCAACTGGTTCTGTATCTTTCCCAAGAGGTAACACTCCAGTAGGTGAAGGTTCTTTCGGTAAGCAAACTGAAGGTTCTGCAAAGCCACAAGTTGATTACGATGTAACAGTTGTAAACACTGCATTGTCTTTCATCGCTGGTTACGCTAAAGTATCTCGCCAGATGATTGATGATTTGCCATTCTTACAAGCATATTTGCAGCAGTCATTGATTGAAGATTTCCAAAAGGCTGAAGATACTTATTATCTTAACGCTATCGCATCTTCTGCAACTGCTGGTTCTTCTTCTGGTGCTAACACCGCTGAGAAGTTTATCGATTACGTTGCACAACTTGGTGCATTGAACTGGACTCCAAACCTTGCGTTGACAACTCACGCTGGTTGGGCTTCATTGTTGAAAACCAAGCCAAGTGACTATTCACTTCCTGGTGGAATGGTTATCGACAACAATGGTAACGTAAGAATCGTAGGTGTACCAGTTATCCCTCACTCTTTGGTTACTGCATCTAAGATTTATGTTATGGACACTACTAAGTTCGCTATTGCTCAGCAAAGCGGTCTTGCAGTTCGTTCAACAGAGTTCGATCAAGATGATTTCATCAAGAACCTTATCACTTTCAGAGCAGAAGCTCGTTGTGAACTTCTTCAGTTCCAACCAAGTGCTGCTATCTACGGTGCTATCTAAGGTTTATAAATATAGGGGAGGGAGAAATTTCTCCCCTTATTTTTACTTATGAATTATATTATCATAGGGGCAATGGATGGAGTTAGCTTTGACAATATATTTGACAAGCTAACAAAAGATGATGTTGCTTTATTTGTTGAGCCTATACCACATCAGTTCAAGAAACTGCAAAAGAACGTAGAAAAATTGAGTTGTAAAGTATTCCTTGAGAACTCAGTTGTCAGTGATAGGATAGAGAATATTGTGATGGCATATTTGCCTGATGCTGAGGATTTTTTGGGAGGATGTAGTAGTGTAGTTAAGTTTGGCACACCACTGAATAGATATTTGGCTAAGATAGATGAGTTAACTTACCACGAAGCAAAGGCGATAACATTTGATATGTTGTGCGAGAAGTATGGCTTTGAAGAGGTGGATTATGTGCAAGTAGATTGTGAGGGTTACGACCAAGTAATTGTTGATAGTATTGATATTGACAAATACAAAATAAAGCAATTAAAATTTGAGACGCATTATGTAGATAATGAGTTTTTACAATACTTTATACATAAGACCAATCCGAATAACGTAATAAAATTAGAAGCTGACATTATCTATGAATATACTTTTTAGCATACACTTATATCCTCCTCAGCATCTTTGTGGCGCGGAGATGATGGCTCATAGAATAATAAAAAGTTTGCAGAGCAAAGGACATCAAGTAAGGGTTTTACTTCATCAAGCCAATCACTATAAGATTACAAATACTTATACTTATGATGGTGTGGATGTATTCCCTCCAAATCCTAATGTTATAGAGAATTTATTCAGATGGAGTCAATGTGTTTTTACGCATTTGGACTATACAAGATGGACAATAGGGGCTGCACAATTATACAAAAAACCAGTATTTCATCTAATACATAATACTCATAAATACCCTGAAATTGAGAATGCAAATAGTTCTCAACATATAGTGTATAACTCTTTATGGGCAAAAGACAAATTGGGGTACAAATGGAGTAACTTTATACTCACACCTCCTACTGATTATCGTGACTTTGAATTAGATGTAGATAGTGCTGATAATGAGTACATTACACTTATTAATCTTAATGAGAATAAAGGTGGTGAGATATTTTATCAGATTGCGAAGGCTATGCCTCACAAGAAGTTCTTAGGAGTTAAAGGGTCTTATGATGAACAAATAATTAAAGACTTGCCTAATATAACTTATATTGACAAAACCACTGATATACTTTCTGTTTATAACAAGACTAGAATACTACTTATGCCAAGTAAATATGAGAGTTGGGGCATAACTGCGACTGAGGCGATGTGCAGTGGGATTCCAGTAATAAGTAGTGAGGCAGAAGGTTTAAAAGAGAATTGTGGCAAGGCTGGTATATTTATAAAAGATAGAGATGATATTCAAAGCTGGGTCAAAGAAATTACGAAACTTGATGATGCCAAAGCCTACGCAGCAGCATCTAAAAAAGCAAAAGGAAGAGCAAGAGAACACGACCCAAGAAAAGCACTTGATGAATTTGAGCAGTGGCTCAGAGAAGAAGTTAATAAATACAACGGATAAGTATGGCGATTTATATAGATAGTATCATAGTCACCGCTGACGCAAGTGTAGAGCCAGTGAGCCGCACACAAGCCAAAGATTGGATGAGAATTACCTATAATACCGATGATACTTTGATTGATGAACTTATTACAAGTGCAAGAAAGCACATTGAGAAATTAACTTCTTTATCACTTGTAAACAAGACAATAAAGAGCTACGTAGAACTAACTGGCGAAGTGCCAGCAGTTTGGATGGTAGATTTGCCTTATGGACCACTTGGATGCGTTGACTTGGTTAGATATAAGAGTGGCATTAATTTGTGGGACACTTTGGATTTAAATGAGGACTATGAGAAGATTGGTAATAAGTTGTGGTTCTATATGGCTGGAACTTATGAGATTACTTACCAAGCTGGATACGGTAGCATACCAGCAGATTTGGAGAACGATATTTTGACACTTGTGGCTTGGATGTATGAGAACAGAGGTAAGAGAATGAATGCTGATCCAAAAGGAATAATTGCAGAATATCCATTTTGGAATGGTTTAAATTATCATCAGTATAAAAAAGTAGTTATATAGTGGCAAGAAAAGCACTTAATATAAGAGGTTTAAATAATTCTTTGAAACAACTGGATGACGCTTTTATTCAGCGACTTGATAAAATTGAACAAGAATTTCGAAAGTCAATGTCTAAAATAGCTCAAGATGCTAAAAGAGATGCACCAATAGGTGTTCTTGGACCAAATCCTGGCAGACTTGCAGATAGTATTAGTTGGGATGAACCAGCTAAATTATCTTATCAATTAAGAGCTGATGTGCCATACGCTGCATTTGTAGAGTTTGGTACTGGTAAATATGCAGTAAAAGAATTAGGCAGAAGAGAAGATAGTGAATATTGGAGTGTTATTGCAAATCCATTTAGAGGTAGTAAAGATGGAAATATGAAAGCACAACCATATTTCTATCCTAATGTGAGAAAAGAGATACCGAAGTTAGTTGAAAAAATAGCAAAAATACTAAGCAAAAATGCTTGATTGTAGTAATAATGTGAGAGTGATTTATGTCAATGCCTTAAATGGCAACTTGTCCTACAATGGCAAAGACGTGCCAGTGTATGGACAGACTCCATTTGACACTACACCACAAAACTATGTAGTAATAGGCAATATAACTGAGACAAGTGATAATACTAACCATTCATTTGGTAACAATGTAGAAGTAGTGGTTGATATTTTTAGTGAGCAATATAGAGTAAATGACTTAGGAGTGGTTGATAGTATTGCATCACAAATTTTAAATATACTCATACCTGACACTCAGGTAGATGGATTTGATGATACTTATTTTGAGGTTTTCCCAATAGGTAGATCAAGTTCAAGATACTTACCATTACAAGATGGTGATAACTATGTAGCGAGAAAAATAATAACAATAAACAATTTAGTAAATCAAAAATAGAAAACAATGGCACAAGTATTAGGTAGTTTACAAAACATTGAGATTGATGTAGCTAATGGCTCATCTTATAAAAATCTTGTATGTTTACGTACATCATCAGTTAACACCACTATGGATGCAACAACTGAGCAGACAAACTGTGGAGTTTTAACCTCTCCTTCAGAACCTCAGATGAGTCTTGACTTTGATGCAATCTGTGAGACTGCTCCAAGTATTGCACAAGTATCTTATGAAGATTTGTTAACTGCAATGGTAAATAAAACATTGGTTGCAGTTAGGGTACAAAATCCAACTGTAACTGGTTCAAGTCAAGGTACCGCTTATTATCACAAGTTTAGTGGTTATATCACTGACCTTACTTTAAATCAATCAACTACTGAATTTGTAAACTTCTCTGGAACAATCCAATCAACTGGTACTTTGGATGTAGACCCAGCTTAATTTAACTTATGAACTATACTACTATTACTATTAACGACCAAAAGGTCGGACTTAAATTTGGAATGGCTTCCTTCAGATACTTATCCGATAAGTTTATAGATGGGATTTCATTTGACAATGGCGAACTTAATGAGATTGGAATAGCACACTTAATTTATAGTGGTTATTATAACAACTGCCTTGTAAAGGGTGTTTTGCCAGAAATGACATTTGAGAAATTTGTAGACTATATTGAGGCAAATATAATGAAGAATGAGTTTTTAGAAGAACTTAAAAACATTATAAGTGTCTGGGGTGAGAGTGATATGGTTAAAAGCAATATACCAGTATCTGAACAAGAAGATAAAGCAAAAAAAAAGACTTCACGTGGGAGGAAATAGAGGCTTACGCATTTGGTGAGTTGCAGATTCTTCCACGTGATTTCTTTGATATGAGTCCACGACATTTTTCTCTTATGCTAAAAGGCTATAATGAGAAGAAGGTGGATACTTATAAACAAACAAGACTATTAATGTTTACAATGGTGCGTCTAATGGGTGACCCTAAGACTGCACCAAAGACTCCAGAGGCATTATGGGAGTTACCAGGAGATGAGGTGCATAAGCCTTCTGATGAAGAGTATAGGGAAGTATTTAATAGATTAACAAAATGGCAGAAAACATAAATGCATTAATATTACCAATAGGAGCTGATGCAACTCAGTTTAAACAATCTATTAATGATGTAAAATCTGCTTATAAAGAGTTATCAAATACGATAGCTGCAACTCCATTTAATTTAGTCACGGAAAAGCAAAAGTTACAATTAAATGCATTACAAGAAACTTTACAGATTTTAACTAAAGATGTAAAAGACTTTGGGCAAGATTTAAAAATACCAGAGAATTCCATACTAGGTTTAACAAATAGAATTAAAGAGTTAAATGCAAAAAAAATTACTCTTGATGCAAAAACAAGTGCTGCCGAAATAGCAAGACTTACAAAAGAAATAGAGAGGCTTACTGCACAAAAAAATAACATCGATAGTTTAGGGACTTCAGTTTCTCAAATTGGTTCATTATCTCAAACTGCATTTAAAAAAGTTGAAAATTCTTCAAAGAATGGAAGAACTGCATTAACAAGTGTTTCATTAATAGCCCAAGATTTACCATTTGGGTTTATTGCAATTCAAAATAACTTACCAGCTGTAATATCTTCATTTGGAGCATTGACGGCAGCTAGTGGGGGATTATCAGGGGCTTTAGTAGCATTGAAAACTGCATTGATAGGACCAGCTGGTTTATTTTTAGCATTTAGTGTCATAACTGCTGGAATCACTTTTGCAATACAAAAATATGGAAGTTTAAGTGATGCCTTTAATCAATTAACGCAAGAATCAAATGAATTTAGTGCAGCAATATTTAATGCTAAAAAATCACTTGATGAATATAACAAAAGTGCAAAAAGTGTTAATGATATTCGATCTGCCTCACTAGGCTCAGTACAAAATGAGATAATCAAAGTAAAAACACTTGCTGATGTAATTTCTGATTCAACAACATCTGATGATAATAAAAGAAGAGCATTAGCTGAATTAAAGAGAACAAATGATGAGTATTTTGGAAATCTAGATAAACAAAAAATAGATTTAGATGCATTAAATAAATCTGTTGCTGCATACTCTGAGTCATTAATAAAAAATTCTGTTGCACAAGGATTAGCATCAGAAGCAGCATTAATATATACAGAATTTTTAAAACAAAATCAGAGTGCGTTTGATGTAAGTCAAAAAATAAATAAAATATTTAAAGATGTACCTACATTAACTAAAGAACTCGATGACTTTACAAAAAAGAGAGATAAGTTAATAGCAAGCGGACAAACATCTTCAATTAGATTTATCCCAATATCAAAAGAACTAAATCAATATTTTGTTCTTAATGACCAATTAGAAGAAGTAAATGAAAGAGTAAGGACTACTGCAAAAGGTTATGAAAGTTTAAAAAATCAAACTGAATCAGCTTATAAAGAAGCTAGTAAACTTTTTAATTTAGAGAAACAAGATAAAAAAGAACCAAAAGGTAGGAAAACAAAAAAAAGCACAAAAGAGGAAAAAGAAAGATTAGATTTACTTAGATTAACAAGAGAAAGAATTGATAGGCAAGATTTTTTAAATAAGGTAGAATTAAAAGATTTACGTGCTGCTACTGATGAAAGAAGAAAGATTGAGAGAGAAGCTGGTATTATAACTCCAAAACAATTACCAACTGTACCAGTAATACCAATAAATACTGAAAAACTAAAGGAAAATGCACAAATAGCCACAGAGGCATTAAGAATTATTAAAGAAGAAGCAAATTTAGAAGCAGCATACAATTTAGCAGAATCAACATTTTTTAATCCAATAAATGACTTATTTGAAAACTTCTTAAATACTGGAAAGTTTGCATTTAAAGAATTTGGGCAAGCAGTATTAAAAGCTATAAATCAAATTGTTTCTAGAATTATTGCAACTGGCATTATATCCCTTTTATTTACTATATTTAGCGGAGGTTTTGGAGCTGCAAAAGGAGGTGCAGTCGGTGGGTTTAAAACAGTTTTGGGATTAATTACCTCATCATTAGGTTTCGGAGGTCCAGCTAAAATAGCTGCGCCAAATATTGCAAACATTAATCCAGGTGGAGTTCAGATGAGCGGTCAAGTAGTATTTGTACAGAGAGGAAGTGATTTGGTAGGTGTATTAAATAGAACAAACGGAACAATCAATAGAGTTGGCTAAACAAGAGAAATATAGAATAGATTTTTATAGTCTTGAAGGCTATCAAGCTAGGGTATCTTTATATTATGAAGGATACACTGGTTCAGTTACAACATTAACTGCTGGCGCAAGACCATTTGTGTTAAAAGAGTTTAATACTGAGGAAGATATATATAAGCCAATCAGAGCGCAATTAGCAGAGATAGAAATATTAGCTAGTGCTACTGGAAGTAAACTTGAAGATTTTTTGGCAACAAGTGATACGGATATACAAATATATTTTTATTATTATAATTTATCAGAAGTTTATTGGACTGGTTATGTTATGCAGTCTGATTATCGTGAAGAATGGCAAGATCAAAACCATCTCATCACCATTACGGCAACTGATGGATTTGGAAAGTTAAAAGATATATTATTTAGCAATAGTGGAGTAGAAGTAACTTCTAAGCAGAAGGTTATTGATATGATTCAATATGCCACTGGTGGCACTGCTTTAGGATGGGATAAATATCAAGTAATAAATAATTTGTACCACGATAGTATGAGTACAACTTATCCTAATATATCACTTAATCAAGCATATATTGACCCTAAGACATTTGAGACTGAGCCGAGTATATATCAAAGCTCGTATGATGTGTTAGAAAAAATTAATATTTCATTTAACCAAAATATATTTATGTATCGTGGTTTTTGGAATATTATGAGGGTTGAAGAATTATATACTCCATCAACATCTAATTTAAAAGTATTATTTGTTGACACTCCTCCAAATTTACCTATTACATACAACAAAAGATTTGATTTGCAAGTTGGTGTTGGATATGACATAAAGCCAATCTCGCCGCAAATGCTAAGATTTATTAAGAGATTAACTAATCAAGATATTGTTGAATTTAATTATGATAGGTTTGTTGAGGTAATTAATAATAGTTCATTTGTAAGAGGTGCATTGATATTAGAGCAACCAACACTGAAGCAGTATGAGGTTGATAATTGGACATTCGTAAAAGGAGATCCAGTATCTAACACACCAGTTACTGCGGTTAACTTTTATCGTAATGAAGAATATACATCAATAACTGGTCCTATCATTGACAATTATGTTGTCATTCCACAAGACTTAAATAATGTGGCACCAGAGGATTATATGATTGAATCTGAGCCAATTAATGTGTATGCTGGTGAAAGATTAAGACTATCATTTGAGATGCAATTTAGTGATGCTTTCCCAGGTTCGGCAACGATATATCCTACAAGGGTAGCTTATGCTAAATTAGTTACAGATACTGGAAATTTCTTTCTAGTAAGCGATGGACAATGGAGCGGTTCGCCACTTGCTCAAGCTATGCTAGTTAATTTCGGAAGCGCAGAGAATATTATTGAAACCGAATGGAATACGCTTGAAGTTGAATCATACCCATTACCAAATAATGGACAATTATATTTTTATTTTGTTTGTGATGTTACATTAACAACTTGGGTAAGTGGGCAAGTAATAAAAATTAAAAACTTTGATTTTTCTGTTTACAATAGATTTGACCAATTTGAGCTTGGATTAGAGAAAGTAGAAGCAACATTTACTAAAAATAACACTGCACTAGAGAAAGCTCGTAGGCAAATATACTTTGATGACCAATTAACTCAAGCGTATAGAGGATGTATATTTGAATCAGAGATAGTTAGTGGAAATGTTCAATTAAAATCACCAATAACACCAACAGATAATAATTGGTTTAGATTAAGATATAGTGGAGAAAGGCAAGCATTTAGAAAGCAAAATGCAATCACGCACTGGTCACACAATAGATACAATAGAAATAAGATTGATGCTAATTTTTATGGCTTGACTTGGGAAGATACTTTAAGAGTTCCAATAGGTTTAATCAATACAGTTAGATTTATGGATGATGACCCTAATAAAATTTATTACATAGCCAATCTTAAAGAGATTGACTTTGCATCATCTACTTGGAGCGCAACACTTGAAGAAGTATGGGATAATGATAGAGATGGAAGTTCGGCAGTTACTAGGTCATTTAGTACATCTGTTAAAACTGGCACCTATGTAGGAACACAATCAGTTCCCTTTTTAACCGCTTCTAATACAGACTTTATAGTTACTGGTGATAACAAAATTATTTATAGTGGAGCGCAGACAATTACCAATGCAATAACCATTTCGCTAAGTGGTAATATTATACAAACTACTGGTACTTTGCCAGTTGCCACAAGTTTCTTAGTGAAGCAAAATGGCACAACAATAAAGACTCAAACTTATCCCGTTAACATAAATCCTCAACCATTTACATTTAATTTGTCACCATCTGGAACAATTACTATAAACCCTAATGATATTTTTGAAATAACTTTTAGTGCAACAGAAGTTGGAAAGACATTAGATAGTATTCAATTTACATCAGGAAGTTTCCAAGTTAATAATTATTCTGTGCCAAATGCTTTAAATTACGACACATATACAGATAAATATATATATAAATAATGGCAGACGCAGTAAAAGCAGAAGGTTTAATATTAGCACTCACAAATGAAAGTGGTGGAGTTTACCCTTTTGCTTGTGCTAAAGATGCTAATTTAACAATAAGTGCTGAGACAATAGAATTAGCTCCTAAAGTTAATAGTGCTTATAGGCAGTATATAAAAGGTAGAAAGACCTATACTATTAGTGGAAGTGGGTTGGTAAAATTGGTAGAAAGCAATTTGCATCCTATCACATTTTTCGAGCCATTTATAGAATCAACTGATACTACATATATTGGATATTTAGACATAATTGATGCTCAGAATAACTATAAAATCTTTAAATTTAATTGTGTAATAACAAGTTTGTCACTTGACTCAAATGTTGGTAACTTTGGTCAATACTCTTATACTCTTCAAGGTACTGGACCTTTTACTGAAATAACTAGTGTTGATACTTATACTGTTTCTGGTGGAACTATTACGGCTCGTAATCCACTTACTTTTAAACTTGTTGCGGTTGGATATGGAGGCAAATGGTATTACAACTATACTGTTAGTGCTGGTCCAGTAATCAATTTAGGTTCATCGCTCAACGGCACTAGTGTCGTTGCAGTATATACAACAAGTTAAATCAATAATTATGAAACAAATGATGGAAAACGTAAAGACAAGCCTTTTCGGAGCAGTAGCTGGATTGCCAATGATTTGGGAAGGTGCTTTGGCTCAAGATTGGAAAATGGTCTTAGCTGGTATCGGAATGCTATTAGTTGGCATTTTTGCTCAAGATGCTAAAAAGTAATTGAGATGGAGCAAGGGGTGATTGTGACAATTATAATTCAGACTATTGCATTTGCAATGGCTTTGTCGAAGATGTTTACGGATATGAAGATTAAGTTGAGAGAGCTTGATCTTCGTGTCCGCACCCTAGAGAAGAAGGAGGATGAGATTGGTGAGAAGTTGGGGAAGATTTTTGATGCTTTGCAAGACATACAATTAAAATTAAAAGATAAAGCAGACCGATTATAAACATTTATAAGGAATTAATTATTTAAATAATGATACCAGAATTTAACTTAATGCCGATTAGACAAGGAGACACTTACGTTCTCCCATTGTCATTTTGGGAGGATGAGTGTGAGACTATCGCAATAGATGTCACCACTGATGTCTTTAAGCTAATGGCTAAGAATAGTGCTGGTGTCACGCAGTTTACTTGGGACAATGCATCCTTTGTAGTTGGTCAGCCTAATGAACGCACAGTTACTTTGACGGCGGTAACCACCGCTGGTTATACTGCGGGTGAGTACAAATACGACCTACAAGTAACTACTGCAACGGGAACTTATACTTGGATGCAAGGATATATTCAAGTGCAATCGCAAATAACATCATAATGGTTATTAAGGTTAGTTATACAACAACGCAGCCAATAATTAGGGTCACTGACACCTCTACAAATGTAGTAGTGAAGGTTGTGCCTCCAAGCCCTATTTATATCAAGGCTGGTAGCAATGGTGGAGGCGGAGCAGTTGACTCGGCTCTTACCTTGTTGCAATATGTAAGGAATCAAACTGGTGCGACAATCACCAAAGGAACGGTTGTGTATATCAGTGGAGCAACGGGCAATACTGCAACTATAAGTAAGGCTATTGCCACAACTGATGGCACAAGTGCGCAGACATTAGGCTTGGTTAAAGATAATATAGCAAATAACGGCTTCGGATATGTGGTGGTGTTTGGTAAGGAGAGTGGGCTTAATACAAGTGCTTATGCGGAGGGTCAGCAATTATACTTGTCTCCTACCGTGGCTGGTGGTTACACAACCACTAAGCCTTATGCTCCTAATCATTTGGTGTATATAGGGATAGTGACACGCTCACATCCCAATCAAGGGACTATCGAGGTGAGGGTGCAGAATGGATACGAGATGGATGAGTTGCACGATGTGGCGGCTCAAAATCCATCTGATGGTGACGTGATACAATATGTAAGTAGTACGGGACTATGGACAAAGACTTCATCAATTAATTTCGGTACCTGGTGAGAATTAACAAATCACTTATAACTTATATACCTAGTAGTGGAAGTGGTAGTGGTACTGTGACAAGTGTCGCTATGTCCGTTCCAACGGGGTTGGTGGTTACTGGCTCACCTATCACATCGAGTGGAACGTTAGCGGTGACATTCGCTAGTGGCTACTCCATACCAACAACTGCTAGTCAAGGGTTGTGGAATGATGCGTATGCATTTACGAGTAACTTCCCAGTAGGTACAGAGGGTCAGTTACTAAGATATGATGAGTTCGGTAGTTTGGAGGTGTTTACTGCGGACTATATGTCCAACCCAATGACATCATTGGGTGATATTATATATGGCAATGCGGCTGGCTTTCCCATACGAAGGAGTCCAAACATCACAACTACTAAGAAGTTCTTGAGTCAGGTTGGTGATGGCACTACAAGTAGTGCGCCGCAGTGGAGCGAGATTACAAGTACGGATACGGGATCAGTCCCCACGAGTCGTACACTAACTATCAACGATGTGGCATTTGACTTGACGGCGAATAGGGAATGGAGTGTTGGTGACTATGGGACGTGGTAGAACGAGAATATGAATATAAGAAAATAAAGATATATGGCAAATACATTAAGATTTAAAAGGGGTTTAGCGAGTGGGATACCTACGGCTTTAGCTGGTGAGCCACTATTCACGACAGACACCTTTGATTTATACATAGGCAACGGAACGACTAACACTCGCTTCCAGAAGTACATTGCAAGTGGGACAACATCGCAATTATTAAGAGGTGATGGGTCATTACTTACTATGCCGATAGTATTGACAAGTCCTAGCAATGGTCAAGTGTTGAAATTCAACGGAACAAGCTGGGTGAACGATAGCGATGCTGGGATTACGGGGTCGGGTGCTGCTGGTCAAGTTGCATACTTCACTGGTGCGACTACACAAGCTGGTAGTAATAATTTATTTTGGGATACAACGAATTTGAGGTTGGGAGTTGGCTTAAATAACCCATCAGAAAGATTACACGTTAATGGAAGGATTTTAAATCAATCTGGATTTATATTAAATAGAGGTGATAATCTTGGTGTTTTTACTGGTGCTTCAGATGATTTAGGAATTTATCACGATGGTACTAATAGTATTATTTCAAATTCAACTGGTGCATTAATATTTAGTAACCCATCTGAACGTGCAAGAATATTCGCCACTGGCAACTTCGGTATCGGCACTGGTGCGAGTGATTCGGGGCAGAAGTTACAAGTTGTAGGGACTGGGTATTTTAGTGATAGTGTGGGGATTGGGAGTACGAGTTTGACGATTACTGCTCTTCGTGTATCAAAAAATATAGAGGGTGGAACAACTGCTTATGGAGTTTTAGTTGATAGTTCAATAAGGTCTGGAGTAACGGCACAAGCACTTGTATTTACTTCTTCTCCATCGTTACAAAATTCTGCATTTACATTAACTAATTTAAGGCATTTTTACGCTATACCTTCAGCAAGTTTTGGCAGTGCAACAGTTATAAATCAGTATGGTTTTTATGCAGAAACAACCTTAACTGGGGCAACAAATAACTATGGATTTTTTGGCGACATCGCAGCCGCTAGTGGTCGTTGGAATCTCTATATGAACGGCACTGCCAACAACTATATGGCGGGTAGATTAGGGATTGGTAGTACAAATTTAGTTTTCTCTAATCTTAGAATCTCAAATACAATAACTGGAGGTGCAAACTCATCATCAATTTTTACTGATTCTGTTATACAAAGTGATGTAACAAATAGTGCAACTGGTTTTTATAGTGGAATTGGTACTGCCGCAGCAAGTTTTACTGTACCAAGTGTAAGGCATTTTATCGCAGAGGCTGGTTCATTTGGTGCTGGTAGTTCTGTTACTACACAAGTAGGATTTGTTGCATCATCTAATCTAACTGGTGCGACAAATAATTATGGGTTTCAAGGAGGTATCCCAAGTGGCACTAATCGTTGGAATCTCTATATGAGCGGCACTGCCTTGAACTATCTCAACGGCAATACTCTCATCGGCAGCACAACCGATTCGGGCGAGAAGCTACAAGTGACGGGGACTGCGAAGATAACGGGGGCGAGTAGTTTTGGTGGTGATTTAATGGTTACGAGAAATAGTGGAAGTCCAGTTAAAATTACTGTTAATGATGGTAGTAACACAACATCTACTGAAGCACATATATTAGTAAATGCAAACTCAACACAAGGTTATTTTAGTGCCTTTGGCCCTTCAAGAAGTACATATAAAATATTATCAAGTGGGGATGTATTTATATATAAATCTGGAACGGCTGGTGATATTGCTTTGATAAATGACCAATCAACGGGCAACATCAAATTTGCTGCTGGTGGTTCATCAACAACACAAATGCTACTCAACGCATCTGGCAATCTCGGTCTGGGTGTGACTCCGAGTGCGACAAGTGGTGGCTATATAAATATTCAGAATGGTCGTGCAACAATGATGGGTTCTTCATCTGATGCTTCTGCTTATTGGAACGCAAACGCTACATTTAATAGTGGATGGAAATATATAGCTAATGGAGCATCTTCAAGATATGAACAAGCGTCAGGTGCGCATTATTGGTTTACGGCTGCAAGTGGTACTGCTGGAAATGCAATCTCCTATCTACAAGCAATGACCTTGCATTTAACTGGTAATTTAGGATTAGGCACTGGAAGTGCTGCTGATGCTGGGTTTAAATTAGATGTTAATGGCACTGCGAGGATAACGGGGGCGACAACAATAACAAATAATGTAACATTCGGAACATTAGCATTAGGAACTGGTCTATATTGGAATAATACAAACAATAGACTTGGGATTGGAATGTCTTTACCAGAAAGTCAACTTCACGTTAGAAATGCAACTGGTTGTGTTCTTACAATAGAATCAACTAATGCTGGATTAATAGCAACACCAGTTGAAACATCAATAAACCTTACTGGTTATGGAGCTACTATACAAGCACAAATTTCCTCACAAGATAGGCAAGCAAATATAACTGGTGGTCGTTTAATTTTTAGAGTTAGAGATGCATCAAATGTTCTCCAAGATAGATTTAGTATAGATAGAGATGGGTCTGCGACATTTAATGGTGCTGCAACAATCGGATTAACATCCACAACGGGCTATTCGTTGGTTGTGCAGAATAGCGGAGCAACTGACGCAACGGGTATAAGACTGACAAGTGGAGGAACGGACAACGGGTACTTCATTACTGCTTACAACTCCGTATCAAAATACGCATCACTACAAGCTGGTGATAATACTGCGTATCGTTCGATAGTACTAAATGCTCTTGGTGGAAATGTGGGTATAGGAACTAATTCTGTAAACGCATCAGCAAGATTCCAAGTTGATTCCACAACTCAAGGAGTATTGCCACCACGAATGACTACAACACAAAAAGTAGCAATAGCATCACCAGCGGCTGGCTTGATAGTATACGATACAACTTCAAACAAACTTTGTTGCTATAACGGCACAACTTGGAACGATTTATTTTAATAATTAAAACAAAATAAAATGGGAGTAAACATTCAACCAGTATCAATCTGGAACAACGGACAAAGCAAGCAAGCATCTGAACTAGATGCAAGGATTATCTTCGATGACCTAGCAACATCTGCAACTTTTTACTACGAACTTAAAGAGGTAGTAGAAGGAGTTAGTGGTTCTGCACTATCAGTAGGCAACGTGGCTATGGATGGTCAAGACTACATCGATTGGGATAATTCAAACGAACAAGCCTATGTTTACATAGCTGGTAAACTTAACCTAACTATCATCTAATGAAAATTAGACAAGTGCCTTTTAAGGAGTCTCAATACATCAAGGAAGAGCATCCTAAGAAGCAGATCTACCTCCATCACACTGCTGGTAACCCCAACGGTGAGAATGTGTACAAGCACTGGGAGGGGACACCAGTTAGAGTAGCTACTTGCGTCACAATATCTGGCATAGGTAGAGGCTGCACAGACGGAGAGATAGTGCAAGGGTTCTCATCGAAGTATTGGGCATTTCACCTTGGCTTACAAGAGGCAACCTTCCAAAAGTTTGGTGTCAAATACAAGTCACTAGACCGCATCAGCATCGGCATCGAGATATGTAATTGGGGTTACTTAACCTTAAAAGACGGCAAGTACTATAACTATGTGGGGGGTGTAGTGCCAGAATCCCAAGTTATTAAACTTGCCAAAAAATATAAGGGTAAGCAATACTTCCATAATTATACCGATGCGCAGATAGAGTCGGTGAGGCAATTATTACTGCTTTGGAAGGAAAGGTATGGCATCCCTCTCAAGTACAATGAAGACATTTGGGATATATGCCCACGAGCCTTAAATGGTGATAAGGGGGTTTTTACGCATAATTCGGTAAGAATGGATAAAATAGATATTTATCCACACCCAAAGATGATAGATATGTTGAAATCTTTGTAACTTTATTAAAATTTTAAAACTATGGATCAGATTAAAGAATTGAAAAGTCAAGCATACGATATCTTGGCTCAACTAGAGTATTTGCAAAAGCAATTAGCAGAAATCAATCAGAAAATCGCAGAAGCGATGCAGAAGGAAGCCGAATAGAATCCAAACTTATGAAAAACCAAACTTTATTAGTTTGCATTATCTTCTTAACTTCTTGTGTCACGCAGAAGAAAATTGATAGGTACTTCCAAAAGCATCCAGAGGCTATTGAGAAAGTATTTATCTTTCAAGATGTCCACGACACCACAATTATTACAAGGGATAGTCTGGTTATTAATAAAATAACCGACACCTTGTATAATTGGTTTACGGAGTATAAGATTGTTGACAAGCAAATCACCAAATGGAAAATTAAAGAGGTACTAAAGCCTTGCAAAGACTCCATCGTTATTGTCGACAAGAAGATTTTTGTGGACCGATATAAGAAGATGTATGAACTAGCTAAGAAAGATGCAGCTGCAACCGAGAAGATGTATAGATGGTGGCAGAAAGGTGCATTAATCACTTGGGGTTGGATTCTATTAATCGCTGGTGTTATTTACATCATAAAGCGCAGATGAGAATAGGGGAGTTGATAAAGCCATATTTGGACTTATATCCAAAGATGAAAAGCTACACTCTTGCTGCAATTATTTGTAAGGATCATAGCGATTTGAAATTACATAACGTAAGATGCTCGATAAATTATTATCGTGGTTCACAAGGTGAAAAGAATCGAAAGAAACTTAAAGATAGGACTCACCAACAACCACTTAATTACGACACCTCAAATTCCAAGATGGAGAAAATCCAAACATCCGCAAAGGTCCTAATTCTCGACATTGAGACTGCACCCATATCGGCTTACGTTTGGGGCATCTGGAATCAGAACGTACACTTGCCACAAATCAAGACCGATTGGTTTTGCTTAACCTGGGCAGCTAAGTGGCTATTTGAAGATAAGGTGTATAGTGCCAAATTAAAACCTGAGGAAGTAGCCAACCAAGATGATAAGCGAATAATGGAGGGCATTTGGAAGCTGGTTAATGAGGCGGATATTGTGATTGCACATAACGCTGAGAAATTCGACATCCCTCGCCTTAACTCAAGGTTTATTCTTAATGGTCTCAACCCACCACTCCCCTATCAAGTTATAGACACTTTAAGGCACATTCGTAGGCAATTTGGGTTCACGAGTAATAAGTTAGATTACGTCAATAAATTGCTCAATTTAGAGCGCAAGAAAGAAACGTCCTTCGAGCTTTGGGATAATTGTATGAAGGGAGATAGAAAGGCACTCAAGGAGATGGAGGATTATAACGTACAAGACGTGCGCATACTTGAAGAGACATACTTACAAATTAGACCTTGGATTAAGCCTCATCCTAATATGGGGCTATTTATATTGGATGAAACCGAGCATAGGTGTCCAAGTTGTGGCAGTGGTGAACTGAAGGATCAAGGCAAGTGTTATAACACCAGTGCTAACATTTACGAGTTATTTAGGTGTGGGAATTGCAATAGTGTATCAAGGAAAAGGCTTGGAGCAGCTACAATAAAACAAAAGCGTCACTTACTAATCCCAACTGCAAAGTGAAGCGGATAAAAGTACAATATAGCAAGTTAGGTAAGCAAAAGGCTTGGGGATTGGCTCACTCTGATGAGCTGATTGAGATAGATATTCGGCTCAAAGGTCGCAAGGCAATGGAGATATTAATACACGAGATTTGCCACATATTAGCTCCAGAGGATGATGAGGAGGAAGTAATACGAAAAAGTGTAATCCTCACCAAAACCTTATGGCACGAGGGTTATAGAAGAATAGATAATACGGAAGATATACCATTGCAGAATGGTGAAACTTGATTTGTTTTAAATACGGTATGGTCAGATTCGCCCTTCGTTTCTACGAGGGGCTTTTTATTGTTCATTACATTCACAATATTTTAACACATATATTTTGTGGTTTAAAAATAATCATATAACTTTGATGTCATAACAAATAAACACACTATGACTGAAATTTTAATTAAAGAAAAACTGAGAGCATTACGAGAATCGAAGGGATTATCTCGTGAAACATTATCAAAGATGGCTAATGTAACAATGCAGACTATTTTTAGAGCAGAGACGGGTGGTAACATTAACCTTAACAACTATCTAAAAATCATTAATACTTTACAATCCTATGGAGTACATAGCAATACTGGTGATTCTGTTAATTACATTTAGTGTAATTTTCGTTCCTAACCAATGGGACACACCTATCAAAACAAAACGCAAACACACCAATGCAAAGTATATTATACCAGCGGAGTTTTGGGCAGAGTACAATGAGATGTTGCAAGATGTAAATGATATGACTGAAGGCAATGCAAGGGTAGTGTTTCAGAAGTTAAATCAGTTAAATGATAAGTATTTTAGGTTGTTTATGAATTATACCTATGATGAGAAAATGAGCCAACTGATAGAAAAGTATAACCAAAAGATTAATTATTTTCATAACCAAAAAACAAAGTAAAATGGGACTAAATCAGAGTCAAGCAAAAGGAGTGTTTTTAAGCATCACAAATGGTAAACTGGTAAGACAATTTCCATCAGCGACAGACAAGTCAGTATCTCGTGTTAACAAGATGGGCAGAGAAGTCCACGAAGAGTTCTATGACTCTCTCAGTGGATGGCTGACAGATGTAAAGACCAAACAGAGTGAGTACGGCAAGTTTTGGGTCATAACCCTTAAAGATGAGAATAGCTACTTTAATCTTGAGATGAAGTATGCTAGTGGCTATGCCACATCATTTCTAAAGGCATTGCCAAATGCGGATTTGAGTGAAGTGATTACATTATCACCTAAGCTAATGGTAGATGGTGACAAGAAGCAGTCAGTACTTTTCATTTCGCAAAATGGCAAAGGACTCAAGCATTACTGGACCAAGGACAATCCACGTGATCTGCCCCCAATGGTCAAGATTAAAAGGAAGGGTATAGAAGAGTGGGATGACTCAGAAAGAATGGAATATTTGGAAGATTTTGTAAAATTATCTATCTTACCAAAGATTAAACCTACCCTCTCAGATGTAATCGAGGGAGAAGATACACCATTTTAGTGTTGGGTTGTATTCGGGGGTTGCGCAAGAGCGCATTTGGAGATAGATTCTCACCCCTTTTTTTAAATTATTCTAACTATTGCTAAATAAGATTTAGCAAATGTGTTTCATTAGTGTAGCATACGACCTAATGTGTCGACATTGGGTCTCTTTTTAACTGACTAAATTATGCCTAATACTGTCACTGCGGTGACTAAATTTCAAACTATGAACAATTATACTATTGACTTGAACAAGAACAGAATTGAGTTTCTCGACTCAAGATTTTATGCCACACCATCAGGTGGCTACGTTCCATCAGTTACCACAATCTTAGAATGCTTCCCCAAGGGTGCAGAGTTTTACAAATGGCTGAAAGATATGGGAGGTGATGCCGACACCATTCGTGATGAAGCTGGTCGTAGAGGCTCTAATGTACACCAGTTGACTGAAAGGTATGACGATGGAGAGGAAGTGTCTTATTTGGACCACAATGGCTTCCCAGCTTATAAGAATTTAGAATGGGCAATGTTTGAGAGGTATGTCGATTTCTGCACTACCCACAACCCAAGCATCGAGATGATGGAGGCGCACTTTGTGAGTGAGAAATTAGGTTTTGCTGGGACTTTAGATAGGGTAGTCAGTCTTAATGGCAAGAGGATATTATTAGATATTAAGACATCCAACTCGGTGCAAGATAGCTATTGGTTGCAGTTGTCTGCTTATTACGAATTGCTTAGTGAGATTGCTACTGACTTGAGAAGTATAGATGAGGTTGGTATATTGTGGCTCAATGCCAAGACTAGGACCACTGGCAAAGGTGGAGCAATACAAGGAGTAGGTTGGCAACTAATCACCAAGCCAATTAGTGAGGTGTTAAGCTATTGGACACTATTTCAAGCTACCCATCAGCTATGGCTATATATGAACGAGACAACCAAACCAAGACAATTATCTTACACTTTAAAGCATAAGAAATGAAATTATACTCAATACACACTGGACCTGAAGTTTATGAAACAGAAGGAGATGAACATTCTATTTACGATGATAAAATTGTAATATTTAGAGATAAAGAAGCAGTAATGATAATAAATATTAACAAAATAGAAGTTATAGAAATAGAAACTATTAAAAACTTATAATTATGGACTTTATTACCATCGACAACAAAGACACCGTAGTGTATCGCATCGCTTCACTACTCCGCTCTCGCTCCGAGACTGGCATTCGCAAGTATGGGACAACATTAGATAGGACTGATTTAGAGGTTAAGCAATGGATTGACCACGCGATAGAAGAATGTTTGGATCAAGCATTATATTTACAACGTATAAAAGATGAATTAAAATGAATCACAACCTACAACAAGCCTACGACATCATCATCAAAATGATAGATGAGAAAATTGACAGTACAGACATCAATGACCTTTATTATGTAAAGGGATTATTAGATGCATTGAAAATCATAAATGATAAGAAATATGACTAGATTAATCGCTTACATATTTATCATCGTTATAACGATGATAGTTTGGTTCTTCTTTTTTTATGGTGTTATTAAATTCTTTACGCAATGTTAACTGCTACGATAAATATATGGTTTGATATAGAAGATTATGTAGGTTTATATTCTATTAATTTTAATGGTGAAATTAAAAGTTGGAAAAATGATATTATTTTAAAACCAGAAATAACAAAAGGATATAAAAGAGTTACATTATCTAAAAACGGGAAAAGTAAAAGATATTTAGTTCATAGATTAGTTGCATTAACATTTATAGATAATACTGATAAAAAAAAGTATGTAAACCATATAGATGGTAATAAATTGAATAATTGTATTAAGAATTTAGAATGGGTTACTTCATCTGAAAATGAAAAACACGCACATAAGTATTTAAATAAAATACCACCAGAGGCTAAACTTACATTAAATACGGAAAATGGTATTTTTTATGATAGTGTAACTAAAGCAGCTGATTCTTTAAATATTAATCCTACTACTCTACTTGCTAAATTAAATGGACAAAATAAAAATAACTCAAAGTTTATAAATGCTTAAATTAAGAGACTATCAAATTGAGTTGTCGGATAAGGCAACTTCAATACTTAAGCAATATGGTTTGGTGTACTTAGCATTAGAGCCACGAGTAGGCAAGACC